GCTGTTGAATTATTTCCAGCGAAAGGAAGGTGATAGCTGTGCCTTCAAAAAGGAGAGATACTGTAGTTTACGAATTGTATAATAAAGGGAAAAAAGTTTATATCGGCATTACAAATGATCCAGAGAGAAGAAGGCAAGAGCATAAGCAAGATAAAGAGTTTGATACAATGAAAATAGTTACTGGAAAAAGAACAGAAGAATCAGCAAGAAAAGAAGAACAACGAAGAATCGAAATGTATGAAAAAAAGACGGGTCATAAACTCAAATATAACAAATAAATTTAGAGCCTTTGGGCTCTTTTTATTTTAGGTGGCAGGAATTAATTTCTATTTTAAGGTAAGGATGGAAGCATACTCCAACCCTTTAAAGGACAGGATTCTTTCATCATACACGATGGCACCGGTTTCTTTAAAGTTATGCAAGGTTTTTTTATCCAAACGATAGCTTTCCGACACTTTGCCGATGGCACGAACGGTCATTTGGGCAGAGAGGCCAAATTTTTCCCTGACGTCATAGTAACAAAGCCGCTGGATTTTCGTTTTGGAAAAGGTTCTGGAGCGAAAAGCAATCTCGCTAATATAGTTGCATGCTTGGTTAAACCGTTTCATTGTTTCCAGCAGCGCATGAAACTGTTCAAGAGTTGGCACTAATTTAATCTTGAGAGTGCAGAGCATTCTTGATTCACCTACCTTTCTAAATCCAGTGTACTTATATTGAACGAAAAATTCAATATATATTGAAAATATAAACCCCGCCTTCCTCCCACAGCTAAAGCCGTGGGCTTCCGGCGGATGTTCTCGTGAAGGCTCGCCCCATGGAAACGCGGGTCCTTCTGACGGGGTGGGGGAGTTGCGGGTCTCGCGAGTCCCGAAATTTTCCTCCATGAAAATCATTTTCATAACTTCGGAAATTCGAAATTGGTGTTGCTCATATGGATGGGATTAAGCGAGAAAATGACAAGATCATTGTATCAACAAAAGTACTGTGTGAACTGCTTGATGTCAGCGATAGAGCGCTCACTGACTGGAAAAGGCAAGGTTTGACGCAGCATAGCCGGGGCTGGTGGGATCTCAAGCATGTTCTCAAATGGCGGGGCATGATTTATAATGCCGATACCGAAGAACGACGCTCCATTAACTTGCAGCAAAAGAAATTGGAAGCTGAAATTGCATTCAAAGAAGCCCAGTCGGAGCTTACCAGGCTTAAAGCTGACATCGCAAATGGGAAATACATCGAAAAGGAATTAGTCGAGGTTGAATTGTCTCGCTTTTTTATTATCTTCAAAAAGTCAGCGATGGCTCTTTCCAGAAAATTGGCCAGCGAGATCAGTCCTTATGTCGACCCTATTGAGGCAAGGAGGATTGAGAAATATTTATCTGAAATCATCAATGACGCTCTCGATCAGATGAGCGTGGATGGTGTTTATAATGCCAAAAGCAAAAAGAAAAAGAGATGATCTACCAGACTATATTCGGAATCCATTGCGGCATTTGAAACCACCTGAAGATTTGCTCGTCAGTGAATGGGCCGAAAAATACAGGGTGCTCGATTCCAAGTCAGCAGCCATACCAGGCAAATGGAACAATGAAGTCACCCCATATCTCGTCGACATCATGAACGAATTCAACAATGTAGAAACCGAAGAAATTATCTTTGTAAAGCCAACTCAAGTCGGCGGGACGGAAGCATTGCAAAATATGGTAGGATATGTCGTCATGCAGGACCCCAGCCCGTGCATGATAGTTTATCCTACTGACACATTGGCTGAGAGTGTATCTGAAAATCGACTCCAGCCGATGTTCAAAAATTCACCGGAGCTGAAAAAACGTTTTAAAGAAAATGAATCCAGCAAACTGGAACTCCAGTTTGAAGGAATGTATATCACCCTGAGCGGGGCCAATTCTCCATCTTCACTTGCGAGCAAACCGATTCGTTTTTTGTTCCTTGACGAAGTCGACAAGTACCCGGGGGCCAGCAAAAAGGAAGCCGATCCGATTAAACTTGCTCGGGAACGGACAAAGACCTTCCCGAACAGGAAGATCTTCATGACCTCTACTCCTACGCTTAAAACGGGGCAAATTTGGAAAGCCAAGGAAAGCGCAGATGTCGTCAAGCACTATAAAGTGCCTTGCCCTCATTGCGGAGAATATATCGAACTTCAATTCAAACAGCTTAAATGGCCAAATGATGAGGGCATGAGCTATGCGGATCGGGCAGAATTCGCTTATTATGTATGCCAAGAATGCGGCGGAATTATTACAGACCAACATAAACCGCAAATACTCAGATATGGTCGCTGGGAAATTGTCAAGCAAAGAACACAGTTTCCTCGCAAGGTATGTTATTGGATTAATACTTTGTATTCGCCTTTCGTCAGATTTAGTGAAATCGCCAAGGAATTTCTGTCAACGAAAGATGACCCTGAAGATTTCCAAAACTTTGTAAACTCTTGGCTGGCAGAACCTTGGGAAGATACCAAACTAAAAACAAATGCCGATCTCGTCTTGGAACGGCAAACAGACTATGAAGAATTTGAAGTCCCAGATTGGGCAATATTGCTCACTGGCGGAGTCGATGTGCAAGAGACAAGCCTATATTGGACTATTCGGGCATGGGGGCCATATTTGACCAGTCAAAACATTGCCCATGGCCAAGCCCTGAGTTTCCGTGAAATTGAGGAAATAATGAATGCTGAATATAAAAAGGCTAACGGAGAGGTTCATTTGGTTAATCTTTGCGCAATTGACTCTGGAGATCAGACAGATGAGGTATATGATTTTTGTGCAGACAACAGCGAATGGGCTATCCCGGTAAAGGGAGTTTCGAATACTTATTTTCATTTCAAGATCAGTACCATCAATAAAGTTACATCAAAAGCGCACGGTACAAGGCTTCTGCTCGTCGACGGCGGGAAATACAAAGACATGATCGCATCCAGGATGGCGAGGCCGAATGGGCGCGGATCATGGATGGTCTTCAAGGGCTGTGATCGCGAATATGCCGAACAGGTGACAGCTGAGCATAAAGTGAAAGTTAAAACGAGAGGTGGCCGCGAAGTAGAAACTTGGGCACCCAAAACCACCCATGCCGACAACCACTATCTTGACGCCGAGGTCTACTGCATGGCGGCTGCCGATGTTTTAGGGGTGAGGACCCTGCATTTACAACTCGAACAAGAGAAAATGCAAGTACAGGAAAAACCAAGCGGGCCAATAGAAGAACCTGAACCTTGGATTGATCAAAGGGAGGATTGGCTGAGATGACAATACAGGAACAGCTCGATCAAATAAATCAGGCGATAAAAGCCATTGAAACTGGAGCTCAGGAATATCGAGTAGGAAACAGGCAATTAAAAAGAGCCGATTTGTCTGTTTTATATGCAGAAAGGAGAAGGCTTGAAGCGCTGAAAACCCAAGAAAGCGACGTCCCAGTAGATGTCTTTGTGGCCAGATTTGACAGGAGGTGATGTTGTGAATTTTCTAGATAAAATAATCAACTGGATCAATCCCAAGTGGGGATACGAAAGATTGGCGTGGAGAGAAGCCGCCAGGGGTTATGACGCTGGAGGTTTCGACCGGCTGAATTCAGGATGGACTCCTGTTAACGGAACAGCCGAACAGATTGACAGGCCACACCGGGACATAATCCGGGCCAGGGCCCGCGATCTTGAGCGCAATTCGGACATCGCTGAGGGAATCATTGGTCCGATGGAGCGGAATGTCGTTGGTACTGGGATCCGCGTCCAGGCGAAAGTTCTCAGAAATGACGACACAGAGGATGAAGAACTCAACCGCCAGATAGAGGAACTCTGGGCTGAATGGTGCAGGGCCAGAAATTGTGACATCACAGGCCAGCAGACATTTTATGAAATGCAGCAAATGGCTGTCCGCCGTTTAATTGTCGACGGCGGAATTATTTTTGTCAAAACTTATGCTGGTAAAGGGGAAGTGCCGTTCTGTTTACAGGCCAGGGAAGTTGATGAGCTTGACACCTCTATTTTTAGGCTGCCTAATGCCGGCCAAAACAGGATTGAAGCAGGAATCGAACTCGATCAATACAACAGGCCGGTGGCATACTGGTTTAAGGAATTCACACCGGACGGATTCTGGACCGGAAGATCGGAGCGGATTGAGGCAAACCGCGTGATCTTTTTATGGAGAAAACAGCGTCCGTCGCAGATCCGGGAAATTTCTCCTTTGGCCAAGACTGCGCCGAGAGTCAGAGACGTAAATGAGTTTGTTGAGGCGTTGTCAGTAAAAGAGCGGATCCTCGCTTGTCTAGCGGTGTTCATTCAAAAGCAAAACCCTGGTGGCGGGATTGGGCGAAATGTCAAGATTGATAACCAAAGTGGTTATAGGCAAAGAACTATTTCCCCGGGGATGATTCAGGAGCTCCAGCCTGGTGAAACCGTACAAGCAGTTTCGCCTTCCGGGCAATCTAGCAATGCAAAAGATTTTATATCCATCCAGCAACGTCTGGCCGGAGCAGGTCAGGGGCTTTCCTATGAAGCTGTATCTAGGGATATGTCTCAAGTAAACTATAGCAGCGCTCGCCAGGGATATCTTGAAGACCAAAGAACATATGGGATGTTCCAGCAGTTTCTAATTGAGCATTTCTGCCGCGAAGTGTATGAGGAATTTGTGATTTCTGCGGTATTGGCTGGGGCCCTGAAGATACCAGATTTCTGGCAAAACAAAAAGAAATACCTAAGACACACCTGGATCACTCCCGGATGGAGCTGGATTGACCCGCAAAAAGAAGTTAAAGCGAACTCCGAAGCTCTGGCAACCGGTCAGGATACACTCGCGAGGATCTGTGCTGAAAGGGGTGAGGATTGGAGAGACGTTTTGAAGCAGAGGGCCGCAGAACAAGAATTTGCCAGGAGGCTGGGCTTACAATTAGGGGGTGGTGATAGCATTGGCAGAAATGATGACGAAACTAATGACAGGCCAGACACTACAGAGAAAAGTTAGTGCACAAATCAGAGCTACCGATGATGAATCGCGCACAGTTGAATTATCTTTTTCGTCAGAAGAACCATATGATCGATGGTTTGGGCCTGAAATCTTATCTCATGACGAAGGAGCAATTGACCTAACACGACTTCTTGAAGTTGGAACTGTTCTTTTTACCCACGGGAAAGATCCCAACTTGGGACGTATGCCCATTGCGAGGATAGAAAAGGCGTGGTTAGATACCGAACAGCGCAAGGGAAAAGCCCTGATCACTTTCGATGATGATGAAGACAGTGATAAGGTTTATCAAAAAGTGAAAAAAGGGATGATTAAGGGCGTTTCAGTAGGATATACGGTCTCAAGTTGGGAAGAAGTTGCCCCAGGGAAAACATCTGCAAATGGGAGATTCACCGGTCCTGCTTATATTGCAATTCGATGGGAACCTTTAGAAATCAGTATCGAACCAACGCCTGCTGATCCGTCAGTTGGTGTGGGCAGAAGCGTCGAGGAATGTATTCCTCAAAGGTTATTAGAGCAAAAAGGTATCGACATTAGCCTTTTTGAAAGACAAATCCAGGTCAACAAAAATTTTGTTTAGGAGGCGGATAAAGTTGGATAAAAAAGAATTGCTCAATCAAAAAATTGCAAGGCAGCAGGAAATTGTGAATGCTGCTAAAAGTGCGGGGCGTGGGCTAAACGCCGACGAACAAAAAGAGTTTGATAATCTACAACGGGAAATTGACGCTCTCAAGGCTGAAATAACAGATGAGAACAAGGTGCATGGTGAAGCCGAGAGAGCAGTTATTGCGGAAAGAAACCGAGTTTCTGAAATCACCGCGCTTTGCCGGGATTTTGATCTTGATCCTACAGAATATATTCGTTCCGGGGTATCTGTGGATGCTGTGAGAACTGCAATTCTGGTAAAACTCAAAGAAGAGAGAAAAGCATCTGTGGCAGGAATCCCGGGGGTAACAGTAACCAAAGATGAAGCGGATAAATTCAGGGCAGCCGCATCTGATGCAATTCTCATGCGTGGTGGAAGAATTCCGGAAAAGCCGGCAGACGGCGCTAAAGAGCTTCGTGGGATGAAACTGCGCGATCTCGCAATTGAATGTCTGACCAGAGCCGGTATTTCAGGTGCTCACCGCATGACGGATGATGAATTATTCCGCGCGGCTCTAACGCCGGACAGTCAATTTGCCAGCATTCTTTCGGACTCTGTGAACAAGAGCATGGCCACTGCCTATCGGACCGCGCAGACCACTTATCAGAGATGGACTGGGCGAGGCAGTAATCCGGACTTTAAAGGGGCTACGCATTATCAGATCAGCGAGGCCGGCGATCTCCTGCCGATGACCCAAAGCGGAGAATTCAAATTCGATGAAATGACCGACCAAGGTGTGACTAAAGCTATCGCCACCTTTGGCCGGTCATTTGGTTTTACTCGTCAGGCTCTTATCAATGATGACATTGGTGTACTTACCAGGGTTCCCGAGTCTTATGTAAGGGCTGCTAAACGTGGCATTAACCGTCTAGTATACCGCATGCTTGGTACTAATCCAGTAATTTTTGATGGAGCTCAATTATTTACATCTGGAGATCCTCACAATAATATGGCTTCCCAAGGATCGAATATCTCTGTCGCGGCTGTGAGTGATGGTCGTCGGTCAATGAGGATCCAGAAAAATTTACGCGGGAACGAAATCTTAAACATTGGGCCACGTTTCTTGATTGTGCCGGCAGCTCGTGAAACTGAAGCGCAACAATTCCTGTCCAATACTTTAGTTCCGACAACTCAAGCAAACATTAATCCGTTCGTTGGGACTCTGGAATTAGTGGCTGATGCTGAACTCGACGCACTTGTTGAGAACGGGAAACCATATCCGTGGTTCCTGGCTGCAGATCCGGCAGACATTGACACCATCGAAGTCACCTACTTGAATGGCGATGACATGCCGAAACTCGAAAGCCAAGTCGGTTTTGACTTCCTTGGCATCAAATGGCGGATTTACATCGACTATGGTGTGACTGTTCTTGATTACCGTGGACTCTACATGAATCCTGGAGCTTAAGTCTAACTTAAGCTCCTTTTTCTTTAAGATTCTGAAATAAGGGGGAATCAATAAATGTTCTTCACGAAGGGAAAACCATCGATTATAAAAATCCCGGACCTGACCCAATTCAATATAACTCTGTAGTCAACCTCAGTGGAAAGAGAATTGGTGTGACTGGCGAAACAATTGAGGTTGGTGCTACTGGTTCGGTTCATGTTTCCGGAGTTTTCGAATTGCCGGCCATCAATACCGCTGCGTTTGCAGTCGGTGATGATCTCTATTGGGATCCCAACGCCGGAGTCTTGACGAATGTGGCAGAAAACAACGTCCCTGCGGGATGGGCCACTGAGCCGAAAGCGGAAACCGAGACAACCGCCCGGGTAAAAATCGGTTAGAGGTGAACAAAATGCTACTTTTGAAGAAACCTTTAAATTATAAAGGCGTAATTATTCCTGCCAACGAGCCGGTTCCCCAGGGAATCCCTGAAAAGCTGCTCAAAAATCTCATTGACAACGGGAATGTCGTTGAGATAAATCCGGAAGAAACCAAGAAACAATTCCGGGGAAGGACTTCAAAGAAAGAAGAAACAGGCATTCTAAAAAGTAATGAGGGCAACAGGGAGCCTAAAAATAAAGAAAAATCAGGGGAAAACACTGAAGGAAACGCTGAAGGAAATGCCGTGGGGAATAGTGGGGAAGAAACTGGCGAGAATAATGGCGGTAATGACGGTGAATGATCATGCCGTTGCGCGATTATCTTATTCCCGATCTCAATGTCTTTATGAATTTGGATGAGTTCGCAGAGCTCCACTCCATAGATGGGGTGGAGCTTCCTGTCATTATCGACAATGACAGGCTAAGAGAACGAACTCAAAAAGAATTCAACGGTATCTCAATTGGTGAATTGCTTATTTTCGTAAAAAAAGATGATTTGGAAAAAAGGCCGGAAATAGGTCGGCCAATGAGATTCGACAAAAGGCAAATGTATGTAGCTGATTGCATTGAAGACATGGGCGTGTATGAGATCATTTTAACCCAGAACAGGAGCGGAAGATAATGGCTACTGCAAAGCAATATAGCAGAAAAGAAATTCATATTGATACAAGCCAGTTAGATACCTTAACAAAAGAACTAAAAGGATTTGAAAAAGAGGTAGCCGTTGCCACTTACCATGCCCTGAACCGGACTATAGACCGGGTAATTACTCAAACCACGAAACTTATTAGGCAGCATTATGCTATTAAAGACAAAGTTAAAGACATAAAAGGAACTTTCCGCGGAGGAATTAAAAGACCGACAAAAACAGATTTGACAGCGAGTCTGACTTCCCGTGGTTACACTCTTAGTTTTGCCCATTTTCCTTTTACCCCTAAGAAACGGCTGAAAAAGCAAAAACCTGTTAAGGTCCAGATTATAAAAACAAAAAGTCCTATCACTTCTAAACGAGGTTTTGTTGCACATACTGGTGCCAAAAGTGCTGATAAAATCCAATACAATGTTTTCAAAAGATTAGGGAAAGAACGCAAGCCAATTGCACCAATCAGGACTCTGTCAATCCCACAAATGATTTCGAGCGAAAAAATCAGTGAAGAAATCCAAGATTTTGCTACTAAAGAGTTTAATAAACGTCTCGAACATGAAATTACCAGAGAAATCCTCAATATTGGTAAAAACGTTAAAAGGCGGGCGATATTGTGACCACTGTTGAGATCATCGACAGGATCAGGGACTGGCTCAATGACAATGTTTGTAGTCAGATTAAACTGAAAAGACCTTATGACGATGATGTGACTAAATTTGAATTGGTCCATCCTGTCGCATACAGCATTTTTTACCCTGCCCAAAAAGCGAACAATGAAATTGGGATACCTAGTATCTCGGTAATGTTTGATGAGGCTACAGATGACGGAAAGATTTATACATTGCCCATAAAACTGGTTTTTTGTGTTTATAGTCCGGGATTCCATAAACCTGAGGATGACTTCACACCGGATAATGAAGGATGGCGCGATTTGCTTAATTTCATGGACCGGACAAAAGCAGCCATTATAAGATCGCGAAATCTAAACGGAGTCAGTGCCCAACTCCCATTAACCTTGGGTTTGACAATTCCTGAAGAGCAAACACCGGAACTCGACCCGTATTATTTCGGGTATATAACCTTTGATGTGAATGCCTCTTCTTATCCGCAATCAGAAATATCAAAAATGTTATAGCGAGGTGAGAATAAGTGACATATTTACACGGTGCTTATGGCGAACTCGGTGAGAGTATCGGCCAGTTAACACCTTCCGGTGTAGCGACATTGCCTGTGTATTTTGGCCGTGCTCCAATTCATCAACTCGGAGCCTATTCAGGGCTGGTGAACCAGCCCATTTTAGTTTCCAGTTTTGAGGATGCGGCCAGGAAAATTGGCTACTCTGACAATTGGGAGAAATATGAGCTTTGCGAAGCCGTTTATGCCCATTTTAAGAATTCGATCGGGCCTATTGGGCCAATTGTCCTGATAAACGTGCTCGATCCGGATACAATGCGGAGCGCTGAAGCAGTGACAAAGGAAGTTACCTTACTGAATCAGCAAGTAATAATCGAAGACGAAAACATCATCCTCAACACCTTGACCATTGAGGGCAAGGAATTTGGGGTAGATTTCACTGCGGCCTATTCTTCCGATGGGGAAAAAGTTATTTTGAGAGACTTGACTGGCAATCTCTCTTCACCTGTGACAGTTTCCTATTACACGGTTACACCTGAAAAAGTCACTGCGTCAGACATCATCGGCGGGATAGTAGACGAAACACGGACCGGCATCCAAGCGGTGGCCTTGGTATACCAGAATTTGAACCGGATCCCAACCATCTTGGCGGCCCCTGGGTGGAGCGACAAGAAGGAAGTCCATGACGCTCTCGTGGCAGCCTGCCAGAAAATCAATGGGCATTGGTATGCCTTTGCTTTCACAGACATTCCTGCTGATGATTCCGTGAATACTATCGCGAAAGCCACTTCATGGAAAGCCCAGAACGGCTACACCTCGGAATTCGAATCCCCATGCTGGCCTCTGGCAGTGAATGGGGACAGGGTATTCCACATGTCTACTCTGGCAGTTGTCACAACTCAGCGTGCTCACTATCAGAATGACAACATCCCAGCTACCACAGCTAGCAACAAAAGAGTTGATATTACAGGCCTGGCGAGGAAAAGTGCGGCTGGAATCAAAACCGTATCTTTTGACCAAGAACAGGCCAACCAACTCAATGCCGAAGGAATCAAAACGGCCATTTTTTGGGGCGGACAATGGCGGATCTGGGGCGGACATACTGGAACATATAAGTATGGTGGAGAAAACAACCCCAGGAGCATTTTTGATTCGTCAATGATGATGATTTGTTACATTCTAAACACATTCCAGAGGACCTATGCGCCGAATGTGGATGAGAATTTGACGCGGCAAATGATCGACACGATCCTCAATTTATTCCAAGAATGGCTGGATAATCTAGTAGCTAATGGCAATCTTTTGAGCGGCAATATTCAGTTTGTTCCAGAACTTAATCCGACCAGCGACTTGATAGAAGGGAATTTCCGGTTCGATATTCAGGCCGGAACTACTCCGCAAGCCAAGTCCATCACTGCTTGGGTGGCATATACTTCAGAAGGCTTATCAGTGCTTTTGGAAGGCGGTGAGG